TGGCCCGCTTGTGGCTGTTGAAATTGCGATTGCGGCCCAATGACCCCCGCTGAACGCAAAGCCCTAGCCGAGCAACTGCTAGGCAATCCGCTATTCAACGAAATCTTGTGCAAGATGGAAAAGGACGCCGCCGAGCGTTGCTTTGCCATTCACGCCACTGACGAACAACGCGCCGAGGCGGCTTTCTATGTCCGCTGCGCCCGTTCTTTCCGCCGGGACTGCGAGGCTTCGGCCCGCAACACCCCTGAGCGCAAAGGCGCACCTGCATAAGCGGTGCGCTCCACTAGCCAATAGGCAAACACCACATGACAGACGAATCCAACACCCTGCCAGAAGGCGGGACTGATAACGTCACACCCTCAGACAGCGATACGCCGGAAAGCTGGGACTACTTCGACCCCGACGAGGACACCGAAGATAGCCCCGAAGCGGATGAAGGCACCGACGATGAGGCGGCAGACGAAGCCCCCGATGAGGGAGCCGAAGAAGCCGACGATCAGACTGACGAAGAAGCGGCAGAGGACACGGCAGAAACGCCACCCCAGACCGTGAAGCTGGATAGCGGCGAGGAAGTCACGATTGACGACCTCAAGAACGGCTATCTGCGACAGTCGGATTACACGCGGAAGGCGCAAGAAGTTGCAAACGACCGCAACGCGCTGAAAGCAAACCTCACCCGCATGGAACGCACGCAAGCGGCCTTTGTGGACTATCTGACCAGCATGGTCCCGACGCCGCCAGAGCCTTCTTTGGCAATGTCGGACCCCAACCGCTACACCGCTCTAAAGGTGCAACACGACGTTGCGCTGGCAAAGGTGCAGGAGTTGATTGAACTTGGCGGAAACTTCAAAGGCCAAGCCCAAGAAGTCAGCCAAGAAGATCGGCGCAAAGCACTGGCGCAAGAAGACGCTAAACTTGTCCAGGCACTGCCGGAGACGGCAACACGCGAAGGGCGCGAAAAGTTTTTCACCGGGATCAGCAAGGTCGGCCAAGACCTTGGCTTTGCCCCCGATGAATTGCGCGGCATTTCAGATCACCGAATGTTTGTGGTTCTGGATATGGCGCGCAAGGGCATGGAAGCGGAAAAAGCAAAAAGCAAGGTTCGCGCAAAGGCCGAAAAGGCCCCGCCCGCAACGCCTCGCAAGCCCGGTCAGGCAGCAAACAAGAGCCGCCAAAACGCAGACGCCATGCGCCGTCTAGGCAAGAGCGGATCATTCCGAGACGCTTTGCAAGTGGACTTTGAATAGTCCTTTCATCCAAGGAAATAAACAATGGCTGTTGTAACCAACACCTTCCAAACCACGAGTGCCGTGGGCAACCGTGAAGAACTTTCGGACGTGGTGTCTCGCATCACCCCAGAGGATACCCCGATCTACTCCATGATCGAAAAGACCTCGTTCAAAACGACCCACCCTGAGTGGGAAACCGACGAACTGGCCGCGCCTGCTGCGAACATTCAGCTTGAAGGCGACGACTACAGCTTCGGTGCAACTTCGCCCGCCACCCGCTTGGGAACCTATACCCAGATCATGCGCAAAGACGGCATCGTTTCCGGGTCGCAGGACGCTACCGACAACGCAGGCCGTGTTGAGCAGACTAAGTATCAGAAGCTCAAGAAGGGCGTGGAACTGCGCAAGGACGCCGAATATGCCGTTGTCGATGCAAACGCATCGGTCGGCGGTGCAACCCGCGAAATGGGTTCGCTTTCGACCTGGATTACGTCCAACGTGTCCCGTGGTTCGGGCGGGGCAAACGGCGGATACAACAGCGGCACGGGCCTGACTGTTGCACCCACCAACGGCACCCAGCGCGCATTCACCAAGGCGATCATGGATGACGTGATGCAGCAAGGCTACACCAACGGCGCGAACTACAAGCACGTCTTTGTGTCGCCCTACGTCAAGTCGGTCTTTGTGACCTTCATGTCTGACAGCAACGTGGCATCGTTCCGTTACGCGGCATCGTCGGGCAAGAACAACAGCATTGTTGCCAACGCTGATGTTTACGAAGGCCCGCATGGCAAGGTCATGGTTCACCCGAACCGCGTCATGGCCGGTGCGGCTGGCCTGGCCCGCAATGCGTTCTTTGTGGACCCCGAATATCTGCAGTTCGGCTGGTTCCGCAAAATCAAGGAGGACAAGGAAGTCGCCAAGACTGGTGACGCCCGCAAGTTCGTCCTCATTGGCGAGGGCGCATTGAAGCCGACAAACGAGCGTGGCTTGGGTGTTGCGGCTGACCTCTTTGGCCTCACGGCTTCGACATAACCAAAAAGGGCGGGCTATCATGGCCCGCCCTTTCCCATTTCTGAGGTGAACCATGGATAAAGACGAAATCAAGGCCAAGCTGGACGCTGCTGGGATCGAATACGACGCGCGCTGGGGCGTGGACAAGCTGGAGGCTATGTTGCCACCTGAAATGGTATCCGCCCCCAAAGCGCAGACCGTGGCTTGCGTTGTGTTGCGCGATTACTGGCAAGCAGAAAATGACCGCGTGCGCGCCGGGTCCGTTCTGGACCTTGAACCGATGGCCGCGATTGACGGCATCGAGTCCGGGTTGCTGGCACGAGTAAAGGGCTAGGGCCATGGTTATCCGCGACGGCGATTGGACGCTGTTTGACTACGACCCACAGCTAAAACGGCAAGTTTGGTCGCGCTTTAACCCAGACGGGTCGCAGACATTCCGCACGGATTACGAGGTGGAACCAACGATTGACGAAAACACGGCGATGCGCAATTTGGCATCCCCCGGCTGGAAGGGGGATTACCACAAGGTCGCCTCAATACCGCTCAACGTGTTTTGGGACCAACTTGCCGAGGCGTCCAAGCAGGACGACGACAAGTTTATATCGAAGTGGCTTAACGACAGCGACAACCGCGCATGGCGCACAAAAGAAGGGCGCGTCTAATGGCGGTTTTTGCTGACTATGCCGATTTGCGCGTTGCGGTAATGGATCATGTTAAAGACCCATCGGTTATGGACGTGATGGACCGCCTGACAAAGATGGCGGAAAGCGACTTGAGCCGGGAACTGAAAACCCGCGAACAAATCACCAGCGCAACCGTCACCATCGCGAGTGGAACGGCGGCGTTGCCGTCTGATTTTGTCGAGGTCATCGGCCTGTTTGATGCAATCGGCTATGAATATATCCAGGCGTCAATTCCATCGGTGCAGCACAACGACACGCGCACCTTCTACGCGATCAGCGGGACCGACATCGAGGCCCAGGGCCCGGATGGCGACCGCACCCTGAAATACTATGCCGCGTTGCCCACCATTACCACAAGCGCCACAACGACAAATTGGCTATTGGCCCGCTTTCCAAAGGTCTACCTTTACGGCGTTGCGGCAGAGGCGTTCACGTTCCTTGAGGACGAAACAAAAGCGGCCCGCGCGCTGGGGTTGCGGAATGCGGCCATTGAAGATGCGCGCCGGGCTGATGGCCGCGCCCGCTATAGCCGTGCGCGTGTTCGCGTTGGGGGGGTAACACCGTGAGCCTGATAACCATTGCCGAAAAGGTCGCCAAGGAAAACGGCTTTGTTGTTCCTGCCAACGTGGTCGGGTCCACATCGCGCGAACTTGTCGAATTGCTTTCTTTCGCCAACGAGGTTGGCCGCGACTTGGCCCGTCGCGCTGATTGGACAGCATTGCGGGCAAGCGTAACGCTGACAGGCGACGGGACCGCCAAGGACCACGCTCTCGGCGCTAATTTCAAGCGGCTGGCAAAGGGGTATGGCGTCACGGTGGGCGGCGCGCCTGTCAGGACGATCACACAGGGCGAGTTTGCCGCGCTGGCGGCTACGGAAGGCACCCCGAGATATGCAGCCCTAGACGGCCTTACGTTGGCGCTGTGGCCCTATCTGGCGGACGCGGCGACGGCGAGGGCCAATATCATCACCGGGGCTTGGTGCTCAAATGGATCTGATGCCTTTGCGGCGGACAGCGACACCAGCCTGATTGACGAGGATGTTTTCGCAAAGGGGCTGATTGCCCATTGGAGGCGTCAAAAGGGCATGCCTTACGCTGACCATGAAGCCGAGTTTGAGGCATCGCTTGCAGCGGCGGCTTTGTTTGATCACGGGGCACGGCTTTGAGCGTGCGGCCTGCAAAAATGCAGCGTGGCGAGCCTGCGCAGGCCGCGCAAGCCATGCAGCACACGTTCCCCGCGCCAATTCGCGGCTGGGTTCTGAACGAAAACCTTGCATCGGTCCCGCCCGGCGCGGCGCGTATCTTGGACAACTTCGCAGTGACGACCAGCGGCATTCGCCCCCGTGGAGGGCGGGTCAAGCATGCCACCCTTGGCGGGGCGGTCAAATCGCTTTTTACCTACAAGGCCGGGCCAACGTCTAATATGTTTGGCACAACGGCGGCGGATATTTTCGACATTACCGCGCCCGCTGATACAGACGTTGCCCCCGTGGCGGCGGCATCCGGGTTTACTAGCGGCCTTTGGGCTTCCCAGCAATTCGGCACGCCGGGGGGCGACTTTCTTTATGCCGTAAACGGTGCGGACTATGCCCAAATATACGATGGAACCGACATTCTTCCCGTCACGGCGGCGTCGCAAAGCGATCTAGGCTATGACGCATTGGTGACTGACTTCGCGGTTGGGGAAACTGTGACGGGCGGCACGTCTGGGGCCACGGCAACGGTTGTCGGCATCAACAAGTCCAGCGCAACGGCTGGAACACTTCGCCTCGGCGCAATAACAGGCGGACCTTTCCAAGACAACGAGGCAATAACCAGCACGGCAGGCGAGGCGGTTGCGGACGGGGCCAGCGCGTCAGGATCGGCCATCGCCATAACGGGCGTTGCCACAACGGATCTATCTCATGTCTGGTCCTTCGCTAATCGTTTGTTCTTTGTTGAGGGCGGCACGTTAAGCGCTTGGTATCTGCCGGTAGATTCAATCGGCGGCGCGGCAACCGAGTTTTCCTTGGCTGGCATTTTCCGGCAGGGCGGTTCGCTGTTGTTTGGTGCCACTTGGTCACTAGACGCGGGCGACGGCCTAGATGACACATGCCTATTTATCAGCACCGAGGGCGAGGTCGCGGTTTACCGTGGCACCAACCCTAGCAGCGCATCTGACTGGGCCAAGGTGGGGGTTTACCAGATCACAAAGCCGCTTGGCGCGCGGGCGATTATGCAGGCTGGGGGCGATTTGATTGTCGCCACGACACGTGGCCTGTTTCCCATTTCCCAAGCGATCAATATGGACGTTGCCGCG